GGAAGCATTATATGCTGGAGAACTGAAGCCCTCTCAAAGAGGGCAGACCGAGCCTTATGTGTTGCAAAGACCCAACGACTTTCTTTTCCAAGAAGAGAAAATCGTCCGGCCTGAACTCCACTAAAAGCTTGAGTCTCCGAATTGGTTGGAAGTAGGAGTCGAATACGTGGTGTGTCAAGGTAGATAATCTTAGATTGTCCCCTTTTCATCATCACCACGGGGAGGTCTTGAGTAGTTCTAGGAATTAAACAAGCCTCCTCACAGTAGAAGATAAATTTATCTGAGATAAATGTATCATCTTCTGAAATTTCGCCTCCTGTGAATTTCACATTGTCCAGGTATTTCTGAAGGTTTTCTCGGGTTCCAAACCCGAAGAAGTCATCTCCAACAATGGAGTATACCTTCAGACCTGCAGCGCGTGCGCAAACGTCTTGTGCAAAAGTTAATATCACTTTTGTACACATATCTCCCATAAGGGCACCTCGTTTTGATACGAGGTACTTAACTCCTCTTTCTTTACATGAATCCTCATCTAAGATGATGATTCGTGAAGAGGAATGAAGTTTGGCACAAAGTGCGGCAGCCCCTAAGGGGAAGCCTTCCACTCTTTTGCCATGCCAGAGAATCGCAGCCCAGATCTTCCGAGTGAATTGGAAGATCATTTTATCTGTGGCTTCAGACCAATCGGTGCTAAGCGCCAATATGAGATCTGAGACAAGTTCTTGAAAGATTATGTCCTCAGGATGTAATGCCTTCAAGAACTGCCATAGATGTCTATCCTTAGTCATACCAGACTTAGTCTGGTATCTCTGGGTAAGACAGGGTGCGAGTACGTGAGAGATCATCCCCATGAACCGTGAAACGGCCCATGGGGAGAGTGTGATGACCCTTGCCTTGGAATTTTCATGTACCACATGTGTGCGTATAATACGTCTACATATGGGGTTTTCAAGAATCCACTCAATACAATAGTCTAAGACTGTTGTGGCTGAATGGATCCTGGAATTAACCAATGTCCTTTCCAAGGTAATCAGGTCATAGTGATATTTGACTTTTCTTGTCCTAACAATTCTACAAAGCTCAGCTGTATGACCTCCGTTCTGTTGCGTACTTTCCAGTGAGGCCTTAGGCCCCGCTGATAAGTGTGCATAAAAACCGGAAGCCGACCGTATACATAATGTTGCTTCTCGAATAGTGTCTTTAAAAGGCCCTAATTCGAGGACTTCTGG